TAAAGACTGGCGATACACTCCTTGTTAAGGTGTATCAGGTAGATCCGGTTTTAGGAAAAATATTTGCTAGACCAATATAATGTCAAACCAGGCTTATTTCGACAAAGCTCACGCACTCGCTTCCTCGGTAATAGGATTTGAGTTTGAATTCTACTCAGATATGGTTAGGGGTAGAATTATTGATTCTTTGTCGAAATTGCTTGGTAAAAAAATTATATTGTCCTCAAAGTACCACTCGAAAATCCCAGTCAATGCTTCTACTTTTAAGCTAGAACCTGACTACTCAGGAGGGAGTAAAATGAATGAACTTATTACCGGACCAATGCCTTACTCAGAGGCTATTCCAGTATTAATTAAGGTTTTGCATTGGATTGACAATAATGGGTGGACAACAGATAAATGTGCTTTTCAGTTTTCAATAAGCTTCGATAACAAAGATAGAAAGCTTGAAAAAATGGAGAGATTGGATAAGTTAAAATTTATCCTAGGCGTAGATGAAAATGTGATTTATTCAAATTTTGGAAACAGAACAAACAACGTTTATGCTAAATCTGTTAAGAGGATAGTACCACAGAATAGATTCTCTATCCTAGAAAATGTAACAAGCATAGATCCCAAGTTATTTAAAGTCCCTGACGAAAAATACTTTGGAGCCAATTTTACTAAGTTACCTGATGGATACATTGAAATTAGATACCTTGGTGGAAAGGATTACCAGAAAAAGGTAAGTGCTATTAGAGAGGTAATAAATTACGTTGTTTTATTTCTCCATGACATTCTTTCTGGTAGAAAGCCTTACGATAAGAGTGACCTGGAGAAATTAAGAGAAATGATGAGGGAGCACACAAAGGTAGTTAGGAGTTTTTCTGACCCTGAATCTTTCTTCATGAACTTTCCGGATTTTCACGTTTTAGTTGATTTAAAGGGTTACGAGGAAAATATTAAAACATATTGGTCTCACCTTAGAGAAAAGATATTTGACCTAATTGTTGAAGGAGGCGTAAAGTCTTGCTTCTTCAATTATGATACTTCTATTGGAAGATTCCAAATAAAGGACGCAAAAAGTAAAGATGCGATCTTTATAAAGGATATCGACATAATGGATTCTAGAATCAAGAACGGAAAAATAGTTAATTGCAGATTGTATGGATGCGAGGTTAAAAACTCGGAGGTGTATGAATCCCAGCTAATTAACGGTAATAAGGTAATTGATTCAAAATTCCAGGAATCTTCTGCTGATTATGGGAACTCTCTTGATAATTGCTACATTGATTCGCCAGGAAAGAAAATAGACTGCGAGGTTAAAGGTGGAATCATACGTAAAGCAGATCTTGGTAGAAATGCAGAGGTTAGTAAAGAAACCGAAAAGGTAAACGATTTTAATGAGCTTAGAATGACCAGGTTCATTACAGATTCAAGACTTAAAGATCTCAACGATCCTAGCAAGAAGATCAATTTCAAAAATTCAAATTATTAAGATGACATTAGAAGAACTAATACAGGAAATCAAAGACGATCTTTCAGCAAGTTGTTCTTTGCCTTATAATCTGAATGACGATGAAATTATACGTATCATAAACAGGGCAAAGGCCTGGTTTTATGACAACTATCAATATTCGGTAGAGAAAAGATACTTTGTCTTAGCCAACTATTTCTTTCAAACGCCCCAGTTTAGAAATACCAGACAAGTACAGCTTCCTCCTAAGATTGTAACGGTTTTTGATGTTAGAGAAACAAACGGTAATGGTATCTCTGGAAACCCAGACAAAGATTTTAGTGATTCAAAACTACTAGGATCGGAACTTCTGCTTTCCCCATTTACTGGTGATAACCTTGTTTATCGTACGGTTATGTACTCTTATTTCGATCTTGCACAAGCATACGTTCTTCCAACTTACGCTTTCAACTGGAATAAAAATACCAAGAAATTGACTATTCTAGGTCGTGACCCAGCGAGAAGCGGTAACAACCCTTCTACTGGAACTGGTGCTGGTCATATGGGACAAGACTTAGCAGTAAGCTGTTTTGTTGCTATTGAAGATTATGAACTTTTCTCTGATGAATTATTCATTAGATACTGCATGGCAAAAGCAAAAATATCTCTGTCAAGAGTATTAAGTGCTTTCGACTATAACCTTCCCGGTGGTGTTAAAGTTAACACTTCGCTCCTCAGAAGCGATGGTGAAAGAGAACTTCAAGAGGTCATGGATATGATCAACGGAGAGAACACTCCATCTTATTTCTTACAGTGGAATTAACTCTGATATATATTGGGAATTTAATTCCCAATGATAGAGATTTATAACAGAGACCCAGGTGATCCATTCTACAAAAGCGATGTTGTAGAGATCACAGATCCTATCGAAATTTGTATAGGACAGCTTAAAATGCTTCTCCTTACTATTAAGGGAGAAGTTCTTGGCGATCCCTCATTTGGACTTAGTTTGGAAGAACTTGTTTTCAGTATGGATCTTTCTCAAAAGACATTAACCGACGAGATTGACAGGAGCATAAGGAATTATGTCCCTATGTTTTATCAACTTGGTGGATATTTTAATGTTGAATTCTATGCTGGAACAGCTCGAGACATTGTTTACCTAAATTTTTATATCCCAAGTTACGGAGGACAAAGTCCTTTAGTTTCTTTGAAAGTAACCTAAAACCTGATGGCTAATAACATTTTTCAAAAGAATAACATTTTAGTAAGGGGTCTACTCAATGACACCTACAATTTCCTGCAAAGGACTTACAACCAAACGAAAAACGTTTTTACTGTAGCTTCTGCTTGGGGACAAATTCTTTTCGTTCTTGAGAATTTATCTCAGCTTATATTGTATTTCATTGAAGATTCAATCACTGAATTAAACATCTACCAAGCTACCAGAGATTATTCTATTCGGAGTTTGGCTAGAATAGCCGGCTATGACCCAGCAAGGGGTATGGCAGCACAGGGCGAAATTGAACTAAGCTGGAATTTAAAAACTGCAGACATCGGTGGGGGAGCAGTAATTCTTAGTGGAAATCCTAGAATTCAGTGTGAACAAAATGGTTTAGTTTACACCCTAATCTTAAATGCACCAACGGTAAAAATACCTTTAAACAGAGGGGCTTCATTTAATTTTAAAATGGTACAGGGTGCTTTTGCATCTTCGCAATTTACCGGTACTGGAGCAGCTTTACAGAGTTATAATGTAGTTTCAAGATCTGGTACTTTAATAGACCAATTTTATGTTAATATCTTTGTCAACGATAATCCATGGAAGAAGTATTTTTCTTTGTATGACATCCCCTTGAATGCTCAAGGATATTTGATTAAATCTGGTATTTCTGAAGGAATCGATATTTATTTCGGGAATGGGAATTTCGGACAACCACCATTAAGGGGAAGCATAATTAGGGTAGACTATTTGCAAACCAGTGGGTTTAACGGAAACATCAAAGCACAAAAAGACGCACAGCTAACTTATAGATTCCTTGATACTGGAACGGATCTTTTTGGAAAAGAAGTAAACCTTAACACCTATATCAGAATAGCAGGAATATTAGATCCTTCTTTCGGAAGCGATCCAGAACCAATTGAATTAACTAGATTGGTTGCTCCTAAAACAAGTAGAGCTTTTGTTTTTGCAAACGCAGAAAATTATGAAATCTATTTGCAGAGATTTAACATATTTTCTCAAATACAGGCTTTCACAACTTTTGGTGATGATTTTCTGGATGACGACAACGTCATCTATCTTTATTTAATACCTGATGTGAGTATTAACCTTTTAACAGGTCAGGATTACTTTGATATCCCGGTAGAGAATTTCATCCTAACAACATCACAGAAACTTTCGATACTAAATCTAATCGAGGATTCAGGCCAAATGATTGCAACTACCGTTGTTAAAATTCTTGATCCTCAGGTTCAAAACTATGTTGGAAATTTGGTTCTTTCAATTTTCGAGGGATATGACCCAGAGGTAATTAAGGACAAAGCAAGAACATCAATCTCGGAATACTTCATAAACCTTAAAAGAAGAGATAGAATCCCCAAGTCTGATATTATAGCTATAGTTGAAGCTATAGAAGGAGTTGATTCTGTTTCTTTCTATTTTGTTGGCCAGACAAATGAGGAATATCACACAACAATTGACAACCTTGCAAATGCAAGTGCAGCCCAATTAAATAGGCAAATAGGTCTTGATGACTTTGGTGATGTTATCATCAATTCAGGTGAGCTTGTTCTATTGAGAGGCGGATGGACAGATCGATACGGTACATACTATGAAGTTGGAATTGTACCAGGAAAACCATCAGCATTAAACATTTCAATAGCTTCAGTAAATCTAAGAACTCTTAACAATCAGCTTAACTCTGAACAGAGAGCAAGAATAATAGCACAAAACCAATAAGATGGCACAGAGTTATTCCCCATATTTTCCCCAGAATACTGTAAATGCTTACACCGTAAATGGTGTTAAGTTCAATTCTACTACGACAAACTTCGAAACGAGTAATGATCTATACTTATCTTCCCAACAAGCTTCCATAAGAGCTACTAATATTGGGTGCCAGGGATATAGATCTGTAATTGCTAATTCTGTTGGACAGCCCCAATACGCTCCCTGCACCAACTATACCCAGTATCAGGAAATCATGAAGCAAATGGAGGTAACAAACCCTAGCAGAAGATATTATGAATTCGATCCACTAGAAAACGTTGATGGCGTAATGAATTCAATTAACGATAGGGTATACGAAGGTTTTCTTTACAAAGACCAAATTTTTGAAAGGACAATGTCTAATCTTCTTTTTAGAGACCCAACCAAAAATTTAATCCTGAGGTATTTCCAACGTGTTGTTTATTCTTTAATCGAAACGACAAAGCAGATTAAGAATTATTTCAACTACACAGTACCATTTAACAACAGAAGAGTATTCTAAAGATGGCAAATCTTAATTTAAG